TATTTAATATCAAATGAACAGAAATTTATAGATGAACTAAATCCATATTTTAATACTGTTAAAAAAGCAGGAAGCCAATTAGGATTTAAACATTCCGAAAAAAGTAAGTTACAAATGAGTATTACTCGTAAGGGTAAACCAGGCAATAGGAAGGGCGCAATATTATCAGAAGAGAGTAAATTATTAATGAGAATGGCTAAACTTGGAAAACCAAGCCCACATAAAGGACAAGGATGGTCAGAAGAATCTAAGAATAAAATTCGTGGTGAAAAGAATCATCAATTTACTCACGGAAAATATGTTAACAGATATGGAGAAAGAAATAAGAAGTATACCGCAGAGTGAAGCTGAAGTTAGATTAATCAACGAGCCAAATGTAAATTCAAGAAGAGTTGAAGGCTACGGAATAGTATTTAATAGTCCGAGTAAAGACTTAGGCGGATTTAGAGAAGTGATATTGCCTTCTGCTATAAATGGAGTAATAGAGAAATCGGATATTCTCTCAACCCTTAATCATAATGTTGATAAGGGAGTTTTAGCAAGGAGCACAAATGGTCAGGGAACATTGAAATTATCTATTGACCAAAAGGGAGTAAAATATAGTTTTGAGGCCCCTAATTATTCTACAGGTGATGAACTTGTTGAAGGTCTCAAACGAGGAGATATAAGAGCAAGCTCATTTGCTTTTAATGTAGGTAAAAAAGGTGAGCATGTTCAAAGATTAAAAGATGGAACATATTTACGAACAATAACACAATTCAATGAGTTGTTTGATATGTCGCCTGTTTATAGGGAAGCCTATAGCGATACTACAGCAACTCTACGCAGTATGGAAGAATTGAAATTAACCGTTGAGGATTTAATTGCTGAAGCAGCGAATCCGGTAGTTGAAGAGACTATTGAGAAGATCGTGGAGCCAGAGGTAAAAGAATTCAGGATGAATGAGGACGATAAATTCCTATGGCAAAAACATAATAAAATTAAATTAAAAATTTAAATTAATGACTAAACTCGAAATTTTGGATATGAAAAATCAGTTGCTTGAAGCAAATGAAAAATTATTCAATACAGCAAGCGCTGAAAAGCGCGCTCTTAGTGTAGAGGAAAAAAACACTTTAAATGCAAACCTAGTTCAACTAGAGGATTTAGATCTTCAGGAAAGAACTCTTGGTTATAAAGGCAATGATGGCAAGCAGGTTAATCCTATTGCTAAATCAGTTGAACCAAAAAGGTTCAGTTTGATGAAAGCCATAAATGATAGAATTGAAGGCCGTCAGTTAGATGATGTAGCTAAAGATGTATTCACTATTGGAAAACAGGAATTCAGAAAAGCTGGTATTACTCCTCGCGGAGATATCGTTCTTCCTTTCGAAATGAGAGCTAATATTTTAGCTGGTACTCAATATCAGGGTCAGGAAATAGTAGCAGAAGACAAGAAACCTATTCTTCCTCCTCTTACCGATAAACTTATCTTCTCTCAGGCTGGAGCAACTTATCTTCCAGGTCTTGTTGGAGATGTAAGTATTCCTACCTATGCAGGAACAACTGTTGCTTGGAAAGGCGAAGTTGAAGCTGCAGTTGATGGTGGTGGAGCTTTTTCTGAAGTAAACTTAGCTCCAAAAAGGTTAACAGCTTATATTCTTGTATCAAAACAATTTTTGGCACAGGACGGAGTTGGAGCAGAACAATTACTTTTAAATAACATTCAGAATGCAGTTGCAAGGAAACTTGAAGCTACTATTCTTGGATACGAACCAGTAAGTGCAACACAACCTGAAGGTATCTTCTACGCTCTTGCAAGTGGTAACACTCAAGGAATTGGAGCTGTGCCAACATGGGCATTGATGATAGGTCTTGAAACAGCCGTTGATAGTGCTAATGCTGCTCAGGGTAATTTAGCTTATATCACTAATAGTGGTGGACGCGGAATTCTTAAAGGAATACAGAAAGTAGCCGATAGTGGTGAATTCCTTTGCGAAGATAATCAAATGAACGGTTATCCAGTTCTTGTAACTAATTCTTGCACAAACAGAGCTGACTCAGGTCACACTTTGAATAATCATGGATTGGTATTCGGTAACTGGGCTGACCTTGTAATTGCTTCTTGGGGTAATGCATACGACATAACAGTCGATCCTTACACAGCAGCAGCAAGTGGACAGGTAAAAATCGTTATCAATAGTTTCTTCGACGCTAAAGGTATGAGAGGTAAAACTGGTAGCAGTGCTACACTTAACAGTTATGCCTATTCATTCGCACCAATGGCTATCAAAGCTAGCTAGTAGCAGATAATAAATTATGGTTGGGGCTTCAGGGCCCCTACCATTTTAATAAAAAAATTATGAGCAAGTATATTACTTTAGAAGAAGCTAAGTCACATTTGAGAGTAGACTTCTACGACGATGATGCTTACATCCAGGGACTTTGCGACATGACAGAAATGGCAGTTGAAGAAGAGATTGGTGCACCCCTTACAGGGTTAACAGCGATGACTGGGTTTACAAGTTATGGAACGACTATTCCACTTAGGCTTAAACAGGGTATGTTGCTTATGATTGGGCACTTCTACGCAAATAGAGAATCAATAATAATTGGAGTAAACGCTACGAAGATTCCAATGGGATTTGAATGGCTTATATCTCCTTATAAGGTTTGGACAATAGGTTAAGTAATGGCAAGAGCTGGAAATATGTATCACAGAGTTATCTTCTATAAGAGGACAACTGTAAAAGACAGTTTCGGTGCTGAAGTCGATACTTATGCCGCAGATTTAGAAACGCGTGGAGAGATTCGATGGTCAACAGGAAATAAATTATTAATGGCTGATGAAATATTCTATACCAAAAATATGGAACTTACCATAAGGTATAGGCCAGACATTGATGAAACATTCAGGGTGTCCATTGATGAAAATGAAACAATGTACGAAATCTTTTACATTGAGGAAATTGGGCGTAAAGAAGCTCTAAGATTTACTTTAGGAAAAATTAATAACTAATTAATGCCAGTTGAACTACAATATGATTTATCAAATGTACAACATCTTCAGGAATTCTTCGATGAACTCTCTGTAGTTGATCAGCGTAAGATATTCATAGAGGCGTTTAAGAAAGCAACAGTTGGTTTAGTTCAAGAAGTAAAATCTACTATACCTCAAGGTAAAACAAAAAATTTACTGCGTTCAGTAGGACAGTTAGCAATTCCACGAGATGTGGCGTTATTAGTTGGAACACGAAAAGGTGGTGGATATAAAGGATGGCATGGTCACTTAGTAGAAAATGGAACTGTGGAGAGATTTAGAAAAACCAAGAAGGGTGATTTAGTTCCCACAGGTAGAGTAATAGGCACTCATTTTTTTGAGCAAGCCTACGAAGGAAAAGAAGAACCAATTGCTGATGAAGTACAAAAACAATTTTATATAGCAATCGATAATGCGATAGTAAGAATAAATAAAAAGTTAAGCAAAGTATAATGATTGGAAAAGTAGTTTACAATATCCTTAGCGGATACACAGGGTTGACACAATATGTGACGACCAATATATTTCCTCTAGTAATGCCTGTTGATACTCCTTTACCTTCTGTCGTATATGCGGTTGATTTAATAACACCAATGTACTCAAAAGATGGATGGGAGCTTGATGATTGTTCTTTTAAAGTTACTTCATATGCCAGGGATTATTCTCAGGTAATTGAGGTAGCAAGTCAGGTCAGGAAAGCTCTTGAATTTCAAAAAGGTACTTATGTTAATAACGACATTGGTTATATTTATATGGAGAGTCAGGAAGAGTTTTATCAGATAGACGCGGATGTATATATAATCAGGATAAAGTTCAAGGTGAACATAAATAAACAATAAAAAAAAATAACAATAAATAAATGGCAAAATTAAATGAAGTTATCAACGGAACCGACCTATTTGTATTCATAACTGGTACAAGTATTGCTCACGCTACAAGTCATACTTTAAGCATGAAAATGGCCACAAGAAACACATCAAATAAAGACAGTGGATTGTTGGAACAGAAAGCACCTGGCAGAATGGATGTTACTGCAACTTGCGACGGCTTAATGGTATATGGGGCATCTGAGTTCGAAAGACTTTCCGGAGCTCTTATAAACAGAGTTCCATTGGCATTGACA